GAGGGTACGGGCGGTCCCCCGGGGCTGACAGTGGCCTGTGTGCCGGCCCGCATTGCTGCCTCACCGCGGCGCAAAATGCGTGAACGTGTCGTTGTAGGCGGGGCGTTGAGTACTGGCGGCGCAAGCGAGACCGTAGGAGCGGCACCGGGAGGCAAGGAACCAGTCGCTGGGGCTGAGAGACCTTGGGGGAGAGAAGCGTTCCCAGACGCATCTACAGCGACTGCAGAGGATGAGCCGGGCTGGAGGCTGGCTGCGGCGTCAAGGTTACCACCCAGAGAAGCAATACCCTGTCCGCTGCGCGCACCGATTGCTTTGAGCATCTCACCAGCGCTGCCGGGGGTACCACCACCCGGGACAGGCGGACGGTTCTCAGGAGAGGGGGCGGGCAGAGCCAGCTGTTCACCGGGATTGGGAAGCGCCAGCTGCTCAGGGGTAGGCTCAGCCGTGCCGTGAATGTCGAGCACGTTGGCAGCTTCGTGGCCACCAGCAAGATGGGCAAGCGAGCCGATGGGACCACCGACACCTGCACCTGCGGCGAATGCGTTGTAGATGCGCGCCACACTCTGCGGCGAGTTCCAGTCCACTGTGTGGTGGGCAGCCATGAGCAAGGCTTCTTGCCCAGCTTCAACGCCGCCTTCAGTGACGGCACCGAAAGCACCACCCTTGATACCACGACCGAGAAGCGAGATAGCCTTGCCGCGGATACCTTGGTCAATGGCAGAGCCAGTACCATGGGCAAAGCCACCGAGCAGGCGGGCTGCCAACAGGTACTCAGGCAGCGACTCCATGGCAGCATAGGGTATGGAACCGATGGCAGCGTATGCACGGCTGGGTTCTTGCCCGGGGTCGAGCTGCTCACCGTAAATATCCGAGACACCGATAGCCTCGTTGTTGAGGCCCGTCGCCGCGGTAGCACCGAGATACTTGCCGGCAGAACGAGACGTGTTCTTCACGCCCAGAGCAAGACCATTCTTGAGCGCGGCTTCGCCACCAGCGGACATGGCAGTTTCCTGCGCCGCAGCAGTCAGACCAGCTGCCTCAAGCAGCAGTTTCCTTTCGCCAGCTTCGAGGACTTTGCCTTCGGCGTATTTCTTGGCCGCAGAGATCAGACCCTGCTTGAACGCCGCACGACCGACCATGGCAGCGATGGCACCACCAGCAGCAGTGCCCAGAGCACCGGGACCCGTTTCAGCACCAGCGACACCACCAGCCACAGCGCCTGCAGCGGTAGTAAGCGCACTTTCAACGATGTTCGGACCCTGCTGAGCGAGGTTGGCAACGAACCAGTCAAGGATGCCGTGATGCGGATCAGAGCCGATGTCAGTCGCATTGCGCTGGTACACATCAGTCTTGCCAAGGCTTTCGTTGGCGCTGTCAATGACCGATTGGCCAGTCTGCTCAGCGCCGAGGAACTTGAGCCCAGCACCAGCCAGACCCTTGAGGCTGTCAACGCCGATGCCGAAATTCTTCTTGGCAAGCTTGCCCATACTGGGATCAACGATCTTGCCGACATAGGCAGCATACCCCGCAGGGGACAGCGGCACCCAGTCACCAGCGGGTAGAGCCTGTGGTTTGTTCGGATCGAAGTACTTGAGCGAGGCCGCAGCAGATGTGTCGTCACCATCATCGAACGTGTTGCCGTTGACAAAGAACTTCTTGAGCGACGGGCTGTAGGCCACGGCAGCGACAGGGGCTTGCGCCGTCGGTGCCGGGCGAGCAGGCGGCATCACATCGTCGATCACGTGCATGTTGTCCCGCACATAGCTGCCCGGAACATAGCGCGTTGTGTCTAACCCGATACCATAAGGGACTGGAGCATATGCTGGTTTATCGGCCATCTGGCCTCCTAGTTAGTGACCAGCCCCGCCTGAGGGATCGCGATCACTGTAATGCCGGTTGTCGGAATTTCATCGCCACCAATGGTCGCTTGGATTGCGTTCCTGTCATAGGTCACGATGCGGTTATTGTAAACAATCGACAGGCTGCCATCGTCGTTCTTGGTCACCTTGTTGTCCGACGCCAGCCGCGCCAGTTCGCGTTCCATGTCCCCACGCGAGTTGATGGTGGCTTTGGCGACCGTCGAGAGGAGGTCACCATCGTTCTTGAGGCGCTGCAGTTCCATCTCGTCACCGTGGACCCTACCGGCAACAGAGCTGGCGTCCATCGCAGCGGCGCGGTTCTGATCAGCAAGACGATAAACCTCGTAGGCAATGTCAGCCATAGTGAAGCGTTTAGCCTGTCCAGTGCGGTCATCAATTGCGTAATGGTCTCCATCAATGCGGACAAAGTCGCCATCGGTCGTGCGCTGAAAGCGCACCGATTGGCCACCCATCTGCGTGAGCAAAGCACCTGCACGACGAGGATCACCGCTGTGCAGATCACGGATCGCAGCATCAGACTCATTCTGCAGCAGCAGATCATTGTACTTGTGGACCGTGTCTTGCGCAGTCGTCTGGAAGTTATTGATGCGCGCACTCAAATCATTACCGTAGGTCTGCAGCTTATCAAGCTGGTCTTGTGCGATCTGCATGCCAGCAATATCATTGGCCCGCTGCGCAGTGAGATATGCCTGCTGCGCAGCGTTGAACTCGTTTGTGTACTTAGTATTCTCTGCGGCAAACTGCTTCTGCGCTGTCTCGATCTGACTAACGTACAGCTGCCGAGACTGCATGATCTGGTCACGGTGGTAGTCAAATGCCTGCGGCTGCTGGGTCGTAGCAAATCTGATGCGCGTGTCGAACGAAGGGATTTTGCTCTGCGCTAGTCCCGCTGACGTAGCCCCGGCCGCAGCGGGCGTACCAGCTTTTGGTGGAGTGATACCGGCAGGGGCCGGGATAGCGTTCGCTTGAGTCTGGTCAGGGGCAGCAGCTGTCTGGGCAGGTGCACCACCGCTGAAATGAGTGTAGAGCGCGTTCCAGTTATTGGCGTAATCCACATTGCTCAGGTTACCATCAGTGGCACCAGTAGGTGCGCCAGCAGCGAGCACCTTTTCAGGTACGCCTTGGTATGCCGCGCCCACGAGCGAAGGGTCCTTGATGCCGATCGCGTCAATGTACTTGAGCTGCAGGATGCCTGCAGCAATCTGTGTTTCCTCGTTATTAGAATTACCCTGCAGCACCATCTGCACTAGGGCCTTGATGTTCTGCTGGTCGTTGGGGAACTGCTCAAGGTTTTTAGGGTCCGAGAAATAGCGGGCAGTACCACGCGCCGTTGCGGGGGTGACCTGCATAAGTCCCCAACCAGTGCCGTCCTCAATGGCTGTCTGCCAGTCATTTGTCTTGACACGGCCAAAGCCGCTCTCCATGCCGAACGTGGCAAGAGCTTTCGCGGGGTCAATACCGATGGCCTGCGCAAACTGCGCAACCTTCTGCGCCTGTGGGGTCTGCGTAGCTGTAGGGGCTGCTGCGATGAGCTTCTGTGCACGCTCAGGAACACCACCAGACGGGAGGTCACCCTTACCCGGGACAGACTGGGTGACCGGCTTATAGTTCGGGTCACGCTGCGCGTACGCCTGCACCATGTCAGCAGTAGTCTGTGCCGGCAGCATGGCAGCATACTGCTCTTTAGTGAGCGGCTGCGCCACACGGACAACGGTTTTGTTAGTTGGTTGTAGCTTATAGTTCGGATGCTGCGCATTGTATGTGTCAACGATCGCCTGCTGCGTCTCAGGGCGCATAGAGTCCCAGACAGCACGAGTGACCTGCGTGGTTCCCCCTGCAGTTGGTTGGGTTAGTGAGGCCCCTGCAGGGGCTTGGGCAGAAGCAGCCGCTGGAAAAGCTGCCTGCCCGGTAGGTGGGGTGAGACCAGCGCCTGCACCGTTATACACGCCAAAGTCAGTCGGGTCAGGCGCAAGCGGCTTAGGCGGCGCAAGACCTACTTGCGCAGCGCCGTTGTTAGGAACCATCGTGCCGCGGGGCAAGTTGGTCTTAGCACGGTCAATGTTCTGGATGTGGCCTTCGATCGCGTTGGCAGCCTCAAGCTGCCGCCGCTGGTTCTCAGCAGCGTCAGTCAGTGCGTTTACTGCGGAACCGGAAAACAGCTGCGCCATTGAACCCTCTATGTCGTGCGGGAGTTATCGAGAACGCCCAGCCTGTGTTGTGCGTAAATCTGCCATGGAGAGATGATGCCTGCAATACCTGCGGTCTGGTCTTCCGACCGGGCAGTTTCGTCGTTGTACATGTTCTGTATGTCGTACGTATGCGTAGGTTGTGACTTCGGATATAGGCTCGATGATGTCTGGTAGGCAGCATCCTTGGCCTGCAGACCGCGCATATAGCCGGTAGTACCAGCGGTGTTAAGCCCAGCGACACCTTCGACCTCGTTGCGGCGGCGCTCAGCACCGATTGTGGGTGCACCATAACCTGTGGCGCGCAACTGCCGCTCACCAGCATTAGCCACCTGTGCAAGACGCTGGCTCTCGTTGTTGCGCTCAAGCTGCGAGAAATACTCGGGGTTGATGCTCTTGGCATATGAATAGTAGTCGTTGAAAATCTTGAGCTGCGCCTGATAGGCAGCAGCATCCTGCCCTTGAGTAACCGCCATCTCCTGCTTCATCTGGTTAAGAAGCGCGCCCTGCTGCTCAGAAGTAAGGGTCTTCAGCGCCTGCATACCACCAGCCATGACAGACTGGATCGCAGCTGTCTTGAACGCGGTGGCGAGGCCGCCCGTAGCAGTCGTAGCCGCAACGCCCCCGGGGACAGCCCCGGCCGCTGGGGCCGTGCTCGTGGGATTGGCCACAGCGCTCGTAGCACCAACACCAGCCGTGGGCGGAGTCAGCCCAGCAGTCGGAACAGTACCAGCAGAGCCATAGAATGCGCCAGAGCCAGCGAGCCCAGCATCGCCCGTGAGCGTGCCCGGCGTGCCGTAGAAGAACGAGGAACCAGCACCGGGACCAGCGCCTGCACCAGCGGTAGCGCCAGCGGTAGCGCCAGCGCCTGTCGTGAGGCCCGCCCCACCAAAGAATGCACCTGCGCCGCCTGCGATACCGCCGCCGGCACCACCAAGCAGAGCGCCCTGCAAGATGCTGCTACCAGATACCGCAGCGCCGACGCCGCCACCGATAGCACCAATACCGGCACCAATGAGTGCCTGCCCAGCGATCGAGGCGAAGAAACCACCACCGAGGGCGGAGCCAATAACCGGGGCAAGGAAGGGTACAGCAATCGTGGCAACGACACCAACAATGGTCCCCAGAATAGAACCAAGACCCTTGCACTGTGTGCTAGGGTCCCAAGGGGTCAAGGCTGTCGTGGAGAGCAGCGGCGTGGGGACATACTCGATCATCTATTCCTCCATCAGGTCGCAGCGCGCCCGAGTGTAAATTGCTTTGTAGCCCCAGCGACGGAGCACCCGCATCATGGCAGGGCTCACTGATGCTTCGATGGCACGCGATCCGTTCATGATCGCCCAACCCTTAAAGTAGGTCCACCACTGCTTCTGGATGAGACCAAAGTCCGTGCCGCCCATGGCGACGATATTGATCGCTGGCAACCGCGGATAAGCGATTGGCTCGATGGCAATGGCCAGCTCAACAGGGGTTTGCACCCCGGGGTCAGGGTACCGCGTGAACACCATGAGGATGATCTTACCTGCAAGCGCAAGATCACGGATGTCATCGGCCTCCATTTCACCGTGCATAGCCTCCTTGACACAGCGCTCAAGGAGTGGGCGCACGCGAGGCCAGTAGAGGTTGATCAGCTGTGCGTTCACAAGCTGGTACGGGCGGATTTCAGGTAGCGGAATTTCTACCACCGCTGGTGCGTCTTCAACAGGGCGCAAAATGACCAATCCCCCTTTGCGGCTCATTTCGCTGGTGGCTCCTTACCGATCATCTTGTCGAAGAAATCTGTGCCCTTCTGGCGCACGACATGCGCAGGGATGACGTACTCACCGCCGGATACAGCGATGTGCACATTGTCAGCTTTCTCAGAAGCTTTGGCAGCGGCAGCTGGTGGGATAACACCACCGCCTGCAGCAAGCTGCTGCGACGGTCCTTGTGGGATCGTCGGTTGTGCCTGCGCAGTAGGATCGCCACCGCTGTGCTGCAGCGCTTGGCCGGCAAGGATGAGCGAGTAGACGAGGCTCTGGTCGTACTGCTGAGGAATTTGCTGCTCTGTGGCAAGCCCCTTCTGGATGGCGAGCTGGCGCAGCTTGGGCCATAGTGAGGGGTTCTGCGCGGCAGCCACGGCGAGCTGTACAGCGAGGTTGAACTCCTGCATGGACAACTGACCAGACTGCAGCGCCGACTGCACGACCTCAGCGATCTGCTTGACCTGCTGTGGGTGGGCCTGCATGAAACGCTGAAGCTCAGCTTGGAACTGCTCAGGATTGATCTGGGCTGCGGGGGCCGCAGCAGGAGGAGGCGTCATACCACCAGCAGGGGCTGGAGCGCCAAGCTGCAAGCCCGGACCACCGGGCGCTGGGCCTGCACTGTCCGGGGACACCACGCCGCCATCAGCGAATGCCCGCTGCGGGGGCCAGACATGACCGCCTTCAGCAAACCCTGCTACGGGTCCAGCGGGAGGGTAGAGCGGCGTGACAGCGGGAGGTTGTGCCAGTACGGCAGCAGGCGGAGTAGAGAACGTCGATGGGGCTTTAAACCCAGTATTCTGCAAGAAACTGGGGAGGGCTGTGTTGATGTTCATGCCAACTGGAGGGCGAGCGATGGGAGCGAGTCCTGCAGCACGTGCCCACTGATTACCGGCCATAGTAGCTCCTATCCCTTCAACTGCATGATCAGCGCATTGAGCGTATTGCGCATTGAGCTTACATCATTCGCCAACAACTGTAAACTCTTAACTGTTTCGATGTAATCCGCCAGTGTCGGTACGTTTGATCCAGAGATGGTAACCCCGCTCCCCTTCGCGGTGACCTGCTGCATGCTGACGGTGGTGATGGTCTGCACTGATATCTGACCACGAAGCACGCACTGGAAACGCTTGTCCCCGTACTGCCCAGTGAGCACCTCGACGTTCTGCTTGGTGGCCAACATAAACCCAGCAATGAAGCTATCGAGCCCTACCTGCGGTACTGGGGGCATCGCTGCAAAAGCCATTACGCATCCCTCAACGAATTGGGGGTTTCACCGATGTGAATAGACTTGATGCGGGCAGAGCCCGACACAGAGAACTCTAGTGTGTCAGCCCGGTACCCTGTGGGCAATCGGAAGATGTTAGAGTCCACGATGTTAGTGTCGAGCACCAGCACCTTGTTCGCCCAAAGCTTGAAGTTGACGGGGTACACACCAGTCAACACCAGCTTGCTGATCGTGAATGGGTCACCGTTGACCGGAAAACTGTTCAATGCGCCAGACACAGACAACGGACTGCCTGAGATTGGGTGGATGTAGTCCAATGGTGATGGACCATCGACAGTCCCAAGCTGGCTAATCTGTGACCAGATCGATGTGTTAAATGGGGCCACAGTAGCGTTGTAGGTAGCCACGGCATCAGCGTCAAGTGAGGGAGTAGCGTACTCACCAACGACACGCGCAGCACCAAAATTCATATATCCCTTGGTCAGGATAACCTTCGACTTCCACTCCATGGGGAGCAGCGGCTGGCCAATCGGGTCCCACTCCATGAGCGTGCCCGATGTGTCTGACACATAGTAGAACCGGTTCGACCGCGAGTCGTAGTAGGCTGCAGTGAAATGCGCTCCTACGTCAGTGAAATAGCCACCGGTCTTTTCGTCCTGCTCGAAGATGAACGCGCCGCTGGAGTGGGAGCCGAAGTACTTACCCGCATAGAACGCAGCAACAAGCGTCGATGGGTCAAGTGATACTGGCCATGTGTCCCAGTCATGCACGATCCTTGTAACGAACGCCAGACCGCCGCCGCTCTGGAACACTGCCAGCCCGCCATAAGATGGGAAGATCACGCCATAGCCGACGTTGAGCACGCCACGCTTCGACAAGCATGGGTAGGGTGCGTCAGCGCGATCGTATGCCATGCTGCTGGGGTCGGAGCCGCTGATGCGGTAAACATACTTAGTCGTGAGTGCAGCAATCTGCCCACCGACGGCCGCGAGCGCGACAATGGGGTACTCAAGCACCAGACGGTACTTCGACGGCCATGACCATGGGCGACCCACATCCGAGAAGCAGACTTCGTTGCCAACAAAGCCTGCCAAGATGTTGTTCTGCGCAGCAATGATACCCTGCATCCCGGGGTCCGGCGGATCAGCGTTGAGGCTGTCAAGTTCGATTGCGAGCCCTGCGTAGTTGAAATCATCGATAAAGGTCGTGCCGGTGTAGTACCGCGAAGAGACAACGCCGGGTTCCGCCGTATCCCAGTACAGTGTGCCAGCAGAGCAATTCGTCAGGGCTTTGTCCGCGCCAGCTGCGAGATAAGTAAACGTGTAATTATCGACTACGCTCTGCACAGTTATGTCAGTGACGTCAAAAGATGTGTCAGGCACACCACCAAAAGCAGTACCTGAAATCTTGATCTTATCGCCCACCAACAAGTTGTGGTTACTTGCGACCTTCATCGTGACGAGGTTCGACGTGCGCGAAGCGCTGTCAAGCGCGAGGGGGAACCACACTTCAGCGACACGGAAATACGATGTGCCGTTGGTGCCGGTAATGGTGCGGTAGATGCGGATGCCGCGGATAAAGTTGTTGCCTGCAGGCGGTGAATTCGGTAGGTCAGTGAGCGTCACTACTTGACCTTCGCGCAGGTACAGCGTGGTGCTGGGCGAGCTTGGCACCGACTCCTCACCCCATGGCGTGACCCATGTGTAGACGTAGTTGCGGGCGATCGTGTTGCCAGCCAAGCCGACAGAGCCGGTATTGTCGGAGCCAGAGACCGCGTTGCCAATGCTGTAGTATGTGAACGTAGTGCTGTTGATCACAGTGATCTGCGAGGAAGTGACATTGAAGGTAGACGCATCGGTTGCGGTGAACCCAGACACAGCAACAAACGCACCTGTCTTGAGCCCGTGTGGCCCGGCAGTGACGATCGTAGCGACATTGCCGCCGTCACGTGCATACGTCACCGTCGTTGACGTAGCTGCCGAAGCAGCTGCAGCACCGAAAGTTTGTGTCGGAAGAGGGAGCCCGAGATCATATGCAGCCGTTGGATAGGGCACGGAACCCTGCACCGCCAGTGCATAGTTCGTAACCTTGGGGACACCGTCTCCTGTGTAATAGATGCGCTGTTCAGCATCGTCCAGCGCGGTCGTAGTAGCCACATCAACGCTGCCCAACCATGATAACCACTTCAGGTCGGAACTATCGGCAGGATTACGCATTGGGTAGATAGACTGGATAGTGCCGTTGCGACCGATGTTCGAGTTTACCACAGGTGTGCGATACGGGAGCAAATCTCCCGAGTAGAATTTCACATTGACGGCAACTTGAGCAGCGGTATCAGACAGCAGTTCGGGTGCGCTCTTAGGCGCGTAGCCGAGGAACTTGGCGAACCGCATTGCGGTCATGCTGGGCAGACCTTCCGGTAGATCGTGTTGTGGGAGAGCACTTGCTTCTTCGTGTCAAGCGTGTCTTGGCGTGACGGATGAATTATGAAGAACGCGTGGCAGCCTACCTGTGCAGGCTCAGGCTTTGGGAGTTTCTCGGGGCCGCAGGCACTAAGGACCGTCGCGGAAATCACCAGAGAGATCAGCGTCAACCTGCTGTTCAGTTTTCTTGGCGACATCTTTGATAACCTCTTCTTTGGTTTTCGCTGCTGCAGCGCAATCCTGTAAAGTCTGGAGATAAGCTCGCCGCTGTTCCTCCGAGATAGCATTCTTTTTGGCCAGATAGTTGAACAACAACTGACCAAGCGAGAGGAAGAACAGGGCGAGCTTGAAGTAGTTCATCAGGCGTGCGGTGTATCGACTTGAGCCTGTGTCACCACACCGGGCGCGGCGTCTTGATGCTCAACGACAGGCACAACCTTAGCGAACAGGTTCTGGGTGATCGTACCAGAGCCGAACGAGGCACTAACAAAGGCGATGACACCGAGGGCGAAGGCGAGCCACGGGGCATAGGCCGGACCGACCCAGCTGTCAGCACATGCAGCAACATGCGTTGTGGCATCGACAGTGCAGCCAACGAGTTTCGGTACAACAGCCACGACCCCCGCAAGGATCGCGGTCACGTTGGTAATGGAATTCGAGTTCAGAATAGACATGTGAGGTTCCTTCTGTGGTTGGGTTGTATTAAACTACGTCAATGTACACTATGGATGTGCAAATTGGAAGTGCATACCATCAGTCGAGTTCTTCCAGTTACCGCCCCACTCACCGCCAAGGTCAAGGAAAGGGGATACAACCTGCTGCTTAAACTGCGCGAAGTGTATGCTGCGGCTCTTGAACTGGTTCCGCGGAGCGTCAAGGTCAACAGCGATCCCGTACGAGTGCATGGAGAGAGCGTTCGATCCACGCTTAGCCCGGTAATTGAACGACCCCGAGAACACGTCTACGCCCCAGACAGCGAGCCTGCCGGGGTCGCCACCTGCGTTGTCCAGCATGGCTTTCATCCACTGCTTGAACGCAGCGGCGCACTTAGTATGTACTGGGAAGTGCATGATCTTGATCGACCCCATGTGCATGGGGAACGGTGGGGCGATGTTCACGATGTTGGCTTGGTACCACTTCGGGTTCACCACAGCGCCGCCGGGGCCGCGAGGGTTCCCGTAGAATGCGTCACAGTCCCGTTCCATTGGCCAGATCATTGTCATAGGGATGCTCCTTCTGCCGCAAGCGTGTCAGGGGCTCTATACACCCCCTGTTTATCGAGGTCCGGGATTTGCCCGGGCAGTGGTTTAATCACAAATACAGCTGCCCGCTGCTGGGTAACGCGCGGGAAAACACGCTGCACTGCGTTGCACACCCACTCAACTTTCACTTGGTAGTATGCAACACCGGGGTTGGCCCCCAGCGGGACAGTAAGCTTCACGGTGTATGTGGCTTGGTCAGGGCGCACGGCCGGCTGATACTCAGTGCGAACACCAGCCGAGTCGATGATCGACCGCCAGATCGTGCCTGAGCACTCATCAGTGAGTACGGAAGAAATCTCGACTTGGAACTCTTGTCCCGGTGCCACCACGGGGGTGAGGACCCTAACTTGCAAATCCTGCACAGGCGAGGGTGCGTTAAGCATAAGTAGAAATACACCGGGGGTCAGGCTAGTAGCAACCCCGAAAACAAACAGCACCCAGAAAATGACCTGCCTCATGATGAACTCCTGTAGATAAGGGCCAGAATAGACCCTAGCGCGCCTACCAAGACGAGTCCAATCGCGCCATAAACTGCTGTCTTAATGGGCCAGAATTGATCTTGTGTTACACTCGTACTGACCAGATCAGAAAACTCTTTGCGCAATTGAGCAAGGTCAGCCGCAGCAGCAAACCGGGAGTCCATGTCCCGCTCTAGCTTTGATACCTGTGAGAGCAGTGCATCGAGCTTCACTTTGATAATCGCCATGTCAGTATCTTGTGATACCTGAGTAGAAGTCCGCCGAGGTGCCATTTGCTCCGCCCCCTAGAAAACAGTTATGATCGCGCGACCGTTGCCACCTGCGCCGCTAGTACCCTGCTCTGCACCGCCGCCACCACCACCGGGGACAGAACCTGCCGTAGCGTTGTTCGAGTCGAACGCCCCAGCGCCGCCATTCCCACCAAACTGTGACGTACCGCCGGCCCCCGGGGCGGGAGAACTAACCTCAGACGCAGCACCCCCACCAGCACCGCCCCAAGTTGAGTTACCGCCAGCACCACCAACAGAAGTACCACTATTGCATGCACCACCACCGCCCCCAGCGTGTTCCCCAGACGCGCCAGCCTCACCAGCAGTGGAAGCACCATACCGCCCTCCCGGTGTGTCTGAGCTGCTATTGAGGGCTAGCGCCGTCGAAGCGACGGCCTGTGTACCACCTACGGCACCAATTCCGCCGCCATGACCGCCACCATTGTTACCCGAAACATCTGTCCCCATGCCGGGACCGCCACCGTATGCGGTAACAAGTGTAGGACCTGTGCCGAATGTAGTGGCCCCGCCGGGGTTACCGTTACTGTCCGCAGATGCCTGCGCAGCACCACCAGCGCCGATATTCACGGTCTCAGTTGCGCCGAGCGTAGACAGCAAAACCAGACGGCGGATATAGCGCCCGCCACCGCCGCCGCCAGCAGCAGAGTTGGCGCGACCCTTACCACCGGACCCGCCACCGCCCCATAGCTCGATCAGCGCCCACGTACCGCCGGCAGGCTTTGTCCATGTCTGTGCACCGCCAGTATACGCAAACGTCGTCTGCTGCAGCGCGCCTGAGCTTTCGCTGGCAGCAGTAACTTGGCCTTTGGAATTTACAGTGAACTGGGTGTACTTACCGGGGCCGCCATAGGTGTTCGGTGTGACAGAACCCATCACAGCAAGCTTGGCTGTGGTGATCGACGCATCAGCGTAGTCGGCTGTCTGCAGCAACCGGTTGGGGAGATCATTAAAAAGTCCCGCTACGGGGCGCAGCTCAACGCGGTCATTGGCTGAGAACGACTTGGCTGTTGTGCCATCACGAGCACGCACGATCGTGAACGTGTCAGTGACACGGTCGGTGACCTTCACGATCTCAATGTTGCCCGCTGTGTCGATAAGTGTCGCGTAGAAATAATTACCTGACGCAGTCGAAACTGCGGGAAATTTTGCGCCCTCAGTGGCCGTAACAGACAGCGAAGTGACGACAGTGTCAATGCTGCCGGCCAGCTTACTCGCTGCGTTATTTGTGACTTGGACGCCCATCTACTACTCCGGCTTCGGGTACTTGGCTTTCACTGCCAAGCACGCATCAACATACTGCTGCATCTGTGCGGTGTCACCCTTGACGATCGCATCAAGGTAAACGCGGGGATCAGGGTACTCTTTGGCCCGCTTGCGTTGGTACTCCGTGCGAACCCACTCTGCCTGCAGCCGAGTGGCTTCGGCCACGAGTACTTCTTCTGATGGCTTCTCATCCATCTGGTTCGGCCACACAAGGGAAGCGTAGTCACGCTCAATCGACCACGTTGCATTGGGATAGAGTATCTTAAGCGCAGCAGCGAGGTCCATTACTGTGCAATCTCCTGTGCAATAATCTGACTGATGCCGACTTCGTTGAAGTCTGCGTTTGTGTTCGCGGCAGTGCGGTTGAGGTAGAAGGTCCTCGTCTGGACGGCGTTCTCCGACGACTGATACTGCACCTTATAGGTAAGCGCAGACGTTGCCCCGGGAGCGTCCATGTAGAAGAAATTCCACTGATACCCATCAGTGGTGGTGGACCCGCTCTGGCCTGAACCAGCTGCAAGACCAAACTGCCGAGTTGTACCGCTAGCATTGCGCCCAATAGGTGTACCATTCCGATCGAGGATGAAAAGAAAGTCTTGGTCGCTGTGGCTGCCGCTGATCATAGCCTGTAAGAGGATTTTCGATGTAGCAAGCTTCGGCGTGATGCTGATCGTCAGCGCAGTGAGGTCCATCACGCTGAAGCCCGGACCGGCGCTGGTCGTGTACGTATATGTGGCCTGTGTATCAATGCGCGCGTAGACAGTCTGGAGCACCATCCCGGGGGCTACAAAACTGCCCGCATCAGGAGACACTAACCTGTTACCTGTGGGGAAATCAACGATCCCTCCACTACCATAAAGCGTAGTCACGTTCACCGTAGGCACAGTAAGTGGACCAGTCATCGTGTCGCCAGAGCGCTTCACAACTTCCTGTACTTGTGGAACCTGTGTAGTCACAGCGCCCGCGGGCACGGCCAATGGACCAGTCAGCGTGCCGCCGCCAAGCGAAAGCTTGTCGTTGAACAGCGCCGCCACAGGGCGAAGCTCGATACGATCACCAGCCAGATATGCAAACGAGGACGACCCATCCTGACCACGCTGGATAGTGAACACATCACCAGCCCGCGCAATGACCTTGACGATCTCAAGCAAGTTCGACGCGTTGATCAACGTGGCATAAAAATAGTCACCCCCGGATACTGCGGGGAAGCGAGCACCATGCCCAGTGGCAACAGTCAACGACGTCGCTGAGCTCGTGATGCCAGAGGCTAGGGTGCTGTACGCGTTGTTCTTGACTAGTGCCTGTGCCACTGAGGGCTACTCCTTACTTATACGCAATCGCGGCAAAACCGTCGCCGCCTTTACCGCCAGCGCCGCCAGCCGTGCCCGTCAACGCCGCTGCACCTCCGCCGCCACCGGCACCGCGAGCACCTGCGCCCCCCGCACCTACCGTAGATGTGCCATTAGTACCTCCGCCGCCACCGCCCGAACCCGCATAGGAAGTCCCAGCTGTGACAGTCCCAGCTGTACCGGAAGTTCCTGCAGTGGTCCCGCCAGCACCGCCGCCGCCGCCGCCAGTGCTCCAAGAATTGGGAGCGCCTCCTGCGCCGCCAGCTGCTGCTGCGTTGCCAGTTGTTATCCCTGCACCACCACCCCCACCGGGACCACCATAGAGAGCCCGTCCACCGGGGCCTCCTGCGCCGCCAGCAGTTAAGACGCCGCCGCCAGCAGCCCCACCCCATTCAGCAGGATTAGGGGAAGTGTTAACATTGGTTGTGGAGCCAGCACCTTGCCCAGAAATACCAACAGCGTTTGTTGCTGTTGCAGGGGAGCCGCCCGCTGAAGCTGCAGTTGGAGCGGTGTTTCCTGCGCCGCTTGTTCCCGCCCCTGTACCACCACCAGCTGCAATTGCGCTCGTTCCACCTTTACCCCCACCACCGCCATAAGCAACAATGGAGCCATTGATTGAAGTATTGCCGCCACCAGCGCCGTTACTACCAGCGGCACCGGAAGTTCCTGTACCGCCGCTCCCGCCTGTCCCCACAACAATAGTTGAGGTTGAGCCATACGCACCAAAGTCAAAGGGTGAAAAGGTTCTATCTTGTCTGGATCCGCCGCCGCCGCCCGTTCCCCCAAGACGTGCAGTTGCTGTTGCTGCTGATTGTCCAGCACCACCACCACCGCCTGCACCGTAAAGCTTTACAGAAAGCTCAACGGCGTTGTTCGGCATTATAAAGGAGAACGACCCACCCGTTGCCCATTGGGCTGTACCACCTTGGATAAGATGGGAGCGCCAGTTAGCACCGTCACAATAGAACAACCGGACTGCACCCGGGTAGTCAGTGCAAGTCGCAATGCCGTCAACGGTTTCGGACGCGTTGGGGTCAACCACCAGTGTGTTAGCACCAGCCGCGTTATTGTTCTTGGCAATGAACCAGAACCCTTCCCCAAGGGTAGCAGCCGCCGTCAGCGAGAGCGTGATTGAGTTTGTGTTGGCTTCGATCGTGTACCCAAGGTCGGCAGCAACAACAGTGTAGTCAGCTGTCTTGCTCACATACTTCAGCGCTTTTGCGTCAAGCTTCTCACCAAAAAGTGCAGACACCGGTCGCATCTCAACGATGTCACCAGCGTTGAATGCTTGCCCAGTAGTACCGTCCTGCCCACGCACAACCGTAAACACGTCAGTCGCACGTGCGGTGACCTTCACGATCTCAATCGTCGTGCCCAGTGCGTTCGACAATGTGCAGTAGAAATACTCACCCGCCCCGGGGTTAGGGTACTTCGCGCCATCACCCGCAGCCACAGTCAACGATGTCGCCACATTGGTGATCGAGCTCGCCAATGTGGATGTTGCGTTGTTCTTGGTCAGTGCGGAAGAGGTGACCGCCATTCTAGTTGACCGTGATTGTCCAAGTGATGGTCAGGGAGTCAGAAACACCTTTGTTGATCACGGAGAAGACCGAACGGCAGAGCATAGTACCGGCCGATGAAGCATTGAAGATACCTGCCTCGACGAGCGCACCTGTGCCGACACCTGCGCCGAACGTGCAAACATAAACGCACGTATTCGATGATGGGGTCGTGGAGGTAAGCGCCGTGCGAGAGGCGGCAACTTCCGCTGCCAGCGTGGTATCGCCAGCTGCCGGTGCAGTGTTGGTCGTACCCACTGCCATATGTGTCATGGCGACTGGCGTGTTAACCGTCGTCTTGGCCATCGAGGCAGCGATGAAAACCTTGCCCGTAGTGACTACGAGGTTCTTGATCTTCAGCCTGCGCTTAACCCGCCCAGACTTGGAGCGCAGAACGAGTTCCACGGCCCCTGTAATTTTGGTCTCGTCGCTGAACATTCTGTTCTCCTCTAGTTAAAGCTGACGCGGTTGAACGCCGCGCCATTAATGTACCGTGGGTCAGCCCCACCGGGTGTGTACACCGTAGACAAACTATCCGCCATAGTGACGCTATCAGACAAGCTAATGTTTGCGGTCCACACGTCTGTGAGCGCCTCAGAAATGGTCACGCTATCAGCAGCAACTTGCGAGAAATTGAACACCTGCGCTTCGCTCATCGTCACACTGTCTGCTGCAGCCTGCGCAAAAGCAAAGACCTGTGCTTCAGTGGTCGTCACGCTGTCCGCAGCAACTTGCGAGAAGCTGAACACAGGGGTCTCACTCGTCGTCACACTGTCGGCAGCAACCTGTGAGAAAGCAAAGACCTGTGCTTCAGTGGCCGTCACGCTGTCAGTAAGCACCTTACCTGTGTTGAACACCTGCACTTCGCTCATCGTCACACTATCGGCAGCAGCTTGAGCGAAGCTGAACACAGGGGTTTCGCTAGTTGCCACGCTGTCGCTGGTGACCAAAGAGTACCCAAATGTAACAGCATCGCTTGGTGTCACGTTATCCGACGCAGCTTGAGAGAAGCTGAACACAGGCGCTTCAGTTGCGGTCACGCTGTCTGCCAGCGGACGGCTCATACTGAACACAATGACGTCGGCGGGAGAAATAGTATCAGAAAGGCTCTTGCCCACAAACACAGCCAGCACATCTGTAGCATAGGCAGAGTCGAACAACCCCTCAGCCGGCTGGATCGTAGCAACGAGTTGCACGCTGTGAGATGTTGCCACAAGCTGACCACTGGTCAGGGTAGCCATGGGCTGCGCATATGATACCGTAAAATCAGGGTCTAGAAACGCGTAGGAAGCCGCAGGACGGGGGTTGGCCGAGGAAGCCACCTGAACACCAGAGATGGCAGCGACCATAGGCACAAGCAGGCTGGCGGTCATCAGAAGCCGCTTGCTGCTACGCCCAGAGGTGCTCCGCCATGTACGCATCAGAACTTGGCCCTCACACGGAACTTAATGGGCTCAAACACAGTCTGGAGACCAGCTGCAGTCGTGACTTTGATCTCGCCCTCATATTGCCCGGGGTCAATCCCTAACAGCACAGACGGGGTGAAATCGAACTCGAACACACCGTTAGGGCCGTCAACCACGGAGCCGACAATCGTAGCCAACACAGTGGTTGCGTTGACCGCCCGGAACTTGATTGCAATCGAAGTACCGCCGCCGCTCAGGTCAAAAGCTGCGCCAGTGACTTCGTCAGTGAGGGTGATCGTAATCGAAGGGAGTGTATCTCCCTGCACCAGCTTGATAACGTCTGACATCTGGCACCTATACGAAAGGGCGCATCTTCACGGAAAGTGAAGATCGTGTTGCACCGAGGTTGGCGTCGGCACGGAACGACGCAGTTTTATATGTGTATTGCTTCGCATGATACGTCGCAAGCTCGCGGTCGCTCCATGGTTTCTCAGGCAGCACCAAAAGATGCTGCAGCGCGCCGTGGATAATGATCTGCTCAACCCGATCGAACACAGCACTGTCCATACCGGTCGCATCGACCGTAGGCTTGAGCGCGAGGAACATTTTGACATCGTATGTCTGGGTAGCGTCAGGGACCGCCGCCACAACAAATTGGTCAACGGCAACCTGACTTATCACAGTCGGGGTGGCCCAGTCAGTTGCCGCTGTCTGCGGCCATGACGGCATCGCGTCGTGCAGCTCGTCTTCAGTGATATGTGATAGTGGGGTGCCGTTCATCGTGGCGCTTATGATTGCAGCCACCTCCGTGAAATCGGGCGTATCGAAATCGTAGTTGTACTCACCAGCTGAGAGCCGGATCGAGTCCTGCTCGTACCGCCACACCTTGGTCTTGTTGCACACCTCAATAGCGGCGTCACGCACATGCTGCTCGATGGTGGGGCGAGGGCAGCCGGCAACGCTGGCTGCCAGTTTACGTTCGATGGATAGAAAGGCTCGCATCGACATTATGACGACCCTTTCTTTGCTGGTACGGCAGCGTCCTCTTTATCAGTGACTGACCGCGCGTCAAGCCCTGCGGCAAGCATGCCCGTCATGGATTTCTGGAACATCTCCGAGCGCTGGCTGCTCACACTTTCAGTGTCAACAGCCTCAGCCATATAGACTGTACCGTCAACCACAACAGGAAAATACACGTCAGGAAGCAAAGCGATCGTGTCGCCGATGTTGTAATTGGGTGGAGCTTTTGCGTACTCACCGGTCAGGATTTGCCCATTGGGGGACGGTGGATACACAAAGAACTTGTTGTTGTTGCGAGGATGCCGCATCCAATTGACACAGGGACCCTGCGGGTCGCTCACCCATTCTGGGTACGTCTGGTCCATTGTGTGACGGTCGGTCTCGCGGACGGCTGCGCCGTTCTTCACCCGCAAGATTTCAAAGATGCGGATAGAGTCCGCAGGAGCAGACTGAAGTGTCTCCCCTGCGGTCAGTGCGATGTCGCCAATGTAGGCGAAGAGGTCAGGGCGCAGCAAGGCAATCCGCTTCAGGGTCTGGTTCGCAAACCCTACAAGCTGATCATCAGTGTACCGCTGCAGGTCAGGATTTGAGTTTGCATCCTGCAGCAAGTCACGGACAGCTACGATGACCTCAGCGAATGTCACTTGGGCAAGCCCTGCGAAGCGTCAGCGTTGAGCTCAGAATTATCCGCAGGCTCTTCCTGTGGCGGAATATCTGGCGTGTTGAGCTTCACTTTGGGTACACGGCCAAGAGCAGACTTGGCGATGAACTTTTCGGGGAAGGCTTCCTGCTCACTGCACTCACGGCACAGCGCGTTAGCGGCAAGGATTTCGTCCCATTCATAGATGGTACCATCCTTGATGTTGATGAGGTAGCGCATGTTTAACTGGTCCTTGTTGGGTGGGAAGGGGGCTTTCGCCCCCTTCAGGTTTACGACAGATCGCTGATCGTTGCGAAGATGCGCACAAGAGCGGCGGTCGGAATGGCCGTACCGAAGGTGAGCAGCAACGTGTCCGCAGTATAGTACACCTTACCGCCGCTGAGGGTTGGCAGATAGGCACCAGCCGACAGGACGGGGGTACCACCATAAATGCCCGGGGTGGCAAGTGCCTGTGCAGCGAGATACCCCGAAGCAGCAGACGAGTCACCGATGGCAATCGTAGCGGTAGCGTTGGACGATGCCGTGACTAGTTCCATGCCGACGTTTTCAACGAGGCATTTCGCTGGGATGATCATCGCCACGAGAGTATCACCAACCGCGATTGCAGCCACGCCTGCAGCAACACGCGCAGCAGCAATCTTGGTGAAGTCGAGAGTCACGTCCGCGACGAACACTTTGGCAAGTGCGTCATCAGGGAGGGGACCAGTACCCTTGTTGAAGCCAAGGGAGTCAGTATAAGCAACCATAGTTCTATCTCCTCAGAGAAAATTGTTACAGGGAGGAAGGGGCCGAAGCCCCTAACCAACTACGTAATCGTGACGACCGACTGGCTGAGAGCTTCGCCTTTCACCACCTTATAGCCATAAACCTGCAGACCGCGGATGATGTTACCGAAGGTGGTCTGCGAGCGGATGGTTTCCATGTTCGTCATCTGCGACGCGAACGTGAAGCCCATCTTGTGGCCGGCGATGATGCTGAACTTGCCGCCAGAGGCGAGGTTCAGGTTGTGCGACACGTACATGGTGAACCGGTCAACCATACCGATCTTGCCGTTACGCACGATCGAGACAGTGTCACCAGACACGTAGACGTTCTGCAGGGCCGACTTCTTGATAATCGCAGCCATCTTGGCAGGGATCACCATGTAGCGGTCACCTTCAGGGCAGTTGGCTTCGTCGAGCACCTGACCCACATCAACGATGAAATCGAGGACGTTGGTCTTGTCGATGGCGCGCGGTGTGCCGGTCGTGCCGAGGTTGATAGACGCAGTGATGCGGCCAGCATTGGCACCCTTGTTGATCGCGGCGATGTCAGGGAGCAAGTCCGTGAGCACACGCCTGTCGATCTTGATCTTCATCTGCTCGGAGGCATCCTTGGACCAAACATCCATCAACTTGATGTCAGACTGGACCTTGTCGATGTCATCTTCAACGCAGGCGAAATAATCACCCTTGTCGATGAGCAGCTGGAGCTTCGGGTTGTCCGGCGTATCAACCGTCAGCGCCTGACCTTTGACGTAGGTGCGCAGGTTGATAGTCGGGGTCGTGCGGATGTTCACCGTGTCACCGTGGGCCTTGATCGAGCCCTCGTAGTCGGTGTTCGAAATAGCTGCGAGAACCGTAGCGTCGTAGAAGTTCTCGATCAGCTTGCCGGCCCAGATTTCGGGGATGAAGTTACCCGAGTAAGAGGGGCGGCCAGAGGCGACTGGAAATGCCATAGTCGTAGTTCCTTATCTATGCGGTTGCGTTATAGCGACCTTCCGCTTGCGCAGCAAAAAGATCGACTTCGAGTTTCTTGAATTCAGCTTCCCGTCCCACATAGACACCCTTGCGTTTGTCGTCATAAAGCTTGGCGGCTTCGGCTGGGGTCCATTGTTTTGCAGTGGGGTTCACAGGTGGCTTCCCACCGCGCGAGCGGCCGGGAGCAATCTGCTTTTCGAGTTCTGATGCACTGGGCTGAGTCGTGTCGGTTGCGGCAGCCGCTGCAGGGGCAGGCGGTGAAAACGCACGGAAGAAGGCAACCACCCTTTGCACATCAAGTTTCTGCTGGGCCTGTTCCAAGAACGCCTGTCGCGTCGTGCCAGTAAGCGGGTCAACCTGCAACAACCACGACTGAAATTTCGGGTCGTTGTTGATTTGCTGCCAGTTAGGTACGTCGCTGGACAATGTGGTCCAGAACCGGTCCTCCGCAGACATGGCCTGTTGCTGAGCAACCTGCCGTACCTGTGGAAGAACTGATGTGTTCAAGTTTGTAGACAAGTTACCAAGCGCCGTTTCCACAGCTGCCAAACGTGTCAGCAGTGGGTGAAGCTCGGATTGAGTGACCTTACGCATCATGTCGATGGTATCACCATACTCAGCGCGGTCGGCATCAGTGACTTGCACTGGAGCCGCCGGGGCCGCTGGGGTCGGGGTAACCGCGGAGAACGATGCGATAAGCGCCTCAAGTTCCTGCACGCGCTGGGAAGCAGTCCGCAGCGCAGCATTGTCCTTGTTGTACATCCCTTGAAGGCTCCGATATTTTTGCTCTGCTTCCGCGAGCGCAGCAGTGATCGACTCAGGGGTCACTGCTGGTTGAACTTCAGTCACAACACTGTCGGCACCAGCCTCTGCGCCAGCCGCACCTTCAGCCTCGGCGGCAGCTGCGGCTGCGCCAGCATCGGTGTTGAGGTCAGCATAGAGGGCCTGAATGGCCTCAGATTGCTTGCGAACTTGTTCGGGTACTGCCACGATATGCTCCTATGCGGTGTGCATGTTAAACTTGATTTCCCCCCGGCGGGCCTTGCCTTGCCGCGGGTGCAGGTGGGACGAGGAGCTTGTAAAGCTCTTGCAGGGCGAGGCAATATCCTTGCTTCTTTGCCACGTCCTGTTGTTGTGAAGGCAGAATATCCAGCTCGGCGCGCACCCATTTCTGGACGAACTCAACGAGCCTCGGATTGGCCTTCGCAACGACCTGCAGCATCATCGCCTCATCTGGGGTCGGACGCATTATTGCCCTCCACCAAGTTGACGTGGGACTGCAAGTGCACCTGACTGTCCACCTTTCGGTGAACCATCAGGGTGTAATGGGGTAGAGCCGGGCGCTGCGGGCGACGGCCCGGCAGACGGCGGTGCACCGGGTGGGCCACCCGGAGGCGGTGCCGAGCCCGCAACATGTGCGTCGTAGGCAGCCTTCTCGCGTGACGGCACTGCGTCATCGGATGGCAGCTGCAGACCCTTGGCAACCTCGCGCAGCACGACTGCGCGGCCTTCCTTGCCCATGATCTCGATGTCGATCGGATTGGCTGTGGCCGTGAGGAACTCGACCCGACGAGCGTTCATCTGCTCCTTGGTGGCAAGGTTCACAGCACCCTTCGGTTGCACAATGAGGTCGCCCTTGATCGACTCATCCTCATCGTACCGCATGTTGTAGACAAACTGGCGCTTGACCACGGGCTCAATGACATCAGCATCAATGTGCATGATGACCTGACGGATACCCTTGCCGGCAGCACCCATAAGCATGCCCAGCCCGGACGATGTCCGCCCTGCGCCTTGCACGTTGGTGTCACCATAGAGATACGCGGGGATGCCCGAGTGGTCGTCAGCAAGGCGCGAGAACTTCTCATACACCTCGACAAGCGATTTCGAATTGTCAAGCGGCTGATTGAACCGCACAGCAGGCTGGTTGGCACCGATCGGATCGTTGATCACCTGCCAGATTTTCCATGGGTAAACCTGCGTGATGTCCTCGTTCGGAGGAATGCGTTCGAGGTTGACCTCGACCTGCGGACCAGAGGCGATGCCCATGTTGTTCACAAGGGAACGTGCAGCAGCGTTGCAGATATTCTGCAGGTCCTCGATGATCTCAGGAATACCCTTACCCCAGAAAGCCCCGGGGCACTTGATAAAAGATGTTTTGGAGTAAGGCTTCACACCCAGCGGGTCGTAGTTGAGCACAGCCTTGATGACGTAGTTGCCAATGAGCCAGACGTTGGCGTCGTATTCCTTGGCTTCATCTGGCACTTCCTGCTCAGTGAGCC